CAATCCCTGTTGTTCCGTTAATTACTACAGCCATTACACTACCACCCATCTTGCGCCAGAAGGTACGGTAACTGTGACACCACTGTTTACAGTGAGAGTACCAGCACTTACGGCATTTTTATTTGTTGAAATTGTGTAGTTCGTTGTTACTGTCTGATCGTTTTCCATGAATACTTGGTCTGAACCACCACCAGTAGCACCACCACCGACTGCACCCCAAGCACTATTTGAATATCCTTCAAATGTATTCAGTGTTGTGTTAAACCTAAATTTACCGTCTACGCCTGTACCTCTTTGTGCAGTTGTACCTTTTGGAACTGTTACTGCATCTGTACCAGACAATGCAAGGTTTGATCCAAGGTCTGCACTTGCAACTGAACCGTCTACTATTTCTGATGTTCCTACACTATTATCTGGAAGTGCTGTGGAACTAATTCTTGTTAATGGCATATCAATCTTTTCCTTTTAACATCTTTTGCAATTCAGCTGTAGAACCAACAAACAATGCATTCGTTACATTCTTTGGAGCAGAGTTTGGTACTTCCTTTAGTTTTTTCATCTTACCTTGTAAGTCACCAAGTTTTTCCGTTACATCTGCAACCTGTTTAATTAAGTTCCCAGCCACTTCATATGCTCGTGGATGTTCACCTTCTCTTGCAAGGTCTAAGATACCTTCAATAGCATCTTGCCCTCTTTCTACCAACTGATAAAAGTTTTCTCGCTGATATTTATAATCATTGTCTACGTCCTGCTCACTTGTTTCTGGAACAACTACAGGTTTTTGTGGTGTTACATCTCTTACTGTTGTTTCCACAACATCTGTAATACCAAGTACATTATCTAGAATATCAGGCTGATTTGACATTTCATACCTATGGTTTTGTTGGCCACGTCACATCATCCAGTGAAGTTGCACTGTCTGTAATATCACGAAGAGCTTGACGATATGCAGTCATGTCATCTGACATTGTTACATCCTGTAAAGCATACCAATCGGTTTCTGCAATTCTTCTATCTCTTTCAGCTCTTAATTCTTTAAGTGGCGCAGCTGCAAGTATTTCTGCTCTTTTGTTAGAAACCTCTGTCCAAGTTACACCAAAATCAGAAGAGTTGTCTGATTCGATTCCACTTCCATTTTCATCTACACCTGTAATTTTACGGAACATAGATCCAAATTCTTTTGCGTTTGTTGGTTCGCCTCTAAGAACCCATTCTGTGACTCCAAGAGCACTTAGTGCTTCTGATACTGTTGCCATTATTTTTTCTCCTGTTTATTCATTTTTTATCCACTAATTTCCATCGCTATGCAAAATGTACCCATACCATTATCATTGATAATAAATCCATTAGAGCCGGAATTTGTCCAAAAATATGGAGTGTATACAACTGATTGTGTGGTGTTTGGTTGATTGTAATATATAATAGTACCTTGTCTTTGATCAGTCTCGGCACCACGTTGTCTAAATGCTTCGTTTCCGTTCCCAGTTGTAATGTCGGAATAAGAACCACCATTAATGCTTCGGCGCACATCCAGTCCAGCATGACTTGTCGCCGCTGTAACAAAATTCGCCATCATCATCCAAACAATTGTGCTAGATGTGGACTTAGGAGTAATTGTTACACGAAGGCCAGTAGAAATTTCAGTTGGATTATTACTGGTTGTAGTTATACCAGCAGTAAGAATTGATGGACTTTTGACAAACTGTATAACATGCCCTGCTGGAGCAGTAAATCCTTGTGATGCATTTAGAGTCTTACCAGATGCAAGTGAAACTGTGTTACCTGTCTCTGCGGTGATTGTGTTAACTGATAAAGTACTCATTGTGCAATCTCCATTATACTTAAAGACCCAACAAGACCATATCTAAAGATAGTTAATTCGTTGTTGTTAGTTTTTGCATATATTGTATATGTATGACTATTCGTATCACTTGCGTTGAGAGTAAACTCTTCTCCAATGGTACTACCAGACCTTTTCATATTTTCCATTGTATGTAGTCCTGTATAACTACTAGAATTTTGAGAACCATCTATATACAATGTTGTTTGTCCTATAACCTCTGCATTTGCGGAGCCGTTATATTGTTCACACGGTATTTGATAAGAAATCCTAAGTTTACTGTTGGCAAACTTGGCGGCATAACTTACTGTAAGTCCAGCAGTTACATAAGAGCTTGAATTTACAACCAATTGTGAGTTGTAGTCATGGTTTACATATCCGATAATATGGCCAGGAATATGAATTGTACTTGAACTTGACGCCCCTACAATGTTGTCTACTGTTAATGTTGATGCCATCTCTTATATCTCCTATACGATTGACAAGTTGCCACTAACAGTAAGTGTGACACCATCTGCAACCGCCAGAGGGCCTGCTGCAAGTGCATTGTCTGTTGATGCAATTGTTACGTTTGTGTTTAATGTCGGTTCGTGAACTCTGAAAATATCTTTTTTACCGTTTGTCGTGTCACCACGCAAACCACCAGATGCGTTATCTCCTTGGAATGCGCCAACACCCAAAGTAACACTACTAGCAATTTTTGCAGCGGTTACTGCACCGTCTGTGATTTCAGCAGTCGTAATAGAGTTATCTGCCAAATCTTCTGCAGCGATAACGTCAACTCCGATACTTCTTGATACTATTTTTCTAATTGCCATTTTTCTATTCCTTATTATACTACTGTATCAATCTTCCACTGAAACTACAGACTGCAAAAGCCTCTCCATCAGTTCCAAGTTGTACTGTATCATTTGCTGACAAATTAGCAAAGAATGACCTATTACCATCTGCATATGGGTCTGAAGATTCAAACGCTTCACCTATTGATGCATTATTAACAAGTACTACTCCAATTTTTCTATTTGTATTATTGTTTTTACTTGAAAACCCTACATGAAACTCATAAATTCCAGATATAGGGACAGTGAATGTACCAGTAGTGGCATTAAAATGTCCACCAACATTTAACAGTCCACCAATATTTGTAAGACTTAAAGTATAGCCATCAGATGGTGCATCAGCAGTATAAGTTGTGTACCTGCCACTAGCTATTGTTTCAGAAACACCTTGAAATATTACTTGGTTAGGCATTTTTACACGACCGCCACTATCTACCGTCAATGCACTAGTGCCACCAGTGTGTGCTATTGTATCTACTTTTAATGTACTTGCCATATCTTTTTCCTAATTCTTTGTATTATTTATGCGTCATCTGTATCTGTGCCAGACTTTTCATCATAATTTTTAGCATCTTGGAAGAAAGAAGTTGTCTCATTAAATCCAAAGTTATCGTCATCTGGATCAAAATCTGTACCCGAAACTCCTACAGGCGTAGGTGTAACTGTATATCTCTGTTCTCTCTTAGGTGCATTTACAGGCATATCTGCATACTGGTCAACCTGTACATTACGAATAACATTTGTAGATGTTACTGGGCCATACAAGTAATACTTTGCAGTAAAAGATAATGTGTAAATAATACTTCTTCTGTTTGCAAAATCGCCTTCATAATCATCTTCATAATTAATACTATTCAACACGATAGGAACATCACGAACAATATCTAACTCTGGAACTTCCCTCATAGTAACTGTGTACTCTGGTTGGAAATATGGTAACATCTGTTCCACAATTTGTAATGCATCATCAGAACTTTTTGCAAGAACATATAAGTCAAAGTTGATATTATATGGCACAGGCATAAATCCAGATTTAATCTGGTCAGCATCAGCACCATCTGCAACTTTCTTTACCTTGATAATCTTGTTTAGTTTACGAGATGGGTCATATTCTAAACCACTAATCTCAAACCCAATACGAGGTAAAGTAACCGCAACCTTCTTTGTCAAGTTGGGGTCTTCTGTAAGTCTTGTCAACCACTTTTGTTTTGGGCCATATGCAAGAGGAACTTTCAATGTCTGTATGACATTTCCAGCGTTATCCTTTTTACTCAACTGAATATTGTTGAATAAAGTACCAAAAGCAACTACAACATTTCGTGTAGATTGGTTATAAAAATATTGTCCTATCATAATTATTTCATCCCAGCGTCACCGAATGGATTTGATTCGGTAAAGTCTAATATATTATCATCTAGCAACTCAAAGTCATCGTTCATCGAATTCTCATCTATTGTTGCAATGTTAAATGTTTCTAGTATTATATAGGAAGACGAGGCTCCCTCTACTACGTTTTCTAAAATAAGTGAACCTGTACCAGTTCCACTCTCCAATGTAAGTTGATGTGATAACAAGTCTAAACTATTATCTATCTCTATCGCATCAATCTCTGCAATACCAGTATCCAAACCTTCAGAAGCATACTCAAAAGTTTTACACTTGAGTTTGTATGTAGGTAGGTTATGAACCTGATAAAAAGGGTCATCGTGATCTACAAAAGTAATCTCAAACATTTTAGATGTTTTAGGGAAGTAAATCAAGTCTCCCTCATTTGGTCTTGAAGAAACAAGAATGTTATTATCAACAGATATAAACTGTTCCCATCTTCTTCTAGCAACAATAAATGTTGCATCGTCTTGTATGTCTAAACCAAACTTGGACATAAGGTCTTTCTCACCCTCATATCCGTCAACATTTTCCATATACATTTCGATAAGGTATGCATCTTCAAACGAAGAACTAATATCTTCATTAAAGATTTTATCTACACCAGCCATTTTACGAGGAATGTAATATACATCCTGCCCATAAATTTGCAGTTGCTCTATCATCAAATCTTCATATAGAGACTGCTCTGGTTTTGTACCTGTATCAAAATATACATTAGTTGGCATAAACTTATCCTATCATATGCATAGGAGGCAATTCATATGCAAGTTGGATTTGCTCTTCCAACTTATCAATTTCTTCCTGAGCCTGTGTATATATTTGTTCACCGTTTAGTGAAACTCCACCCAACATCTGAACACCTTGGAATTTAGAAAGGTTTGCACCCCATTGTTTCTTAATAAGTTGTGTACAATATTTCTTTAGAAAAATATCATTCCAAACATCTGGGTATGTAGCAGGGTCTAAGTTACGATAACATTCAATAAGAATATAGTCGCCATCAACAAAGTCCTGTTGGAAGTCTGCATCTAAATACAACCTATTCTGATGTTGGTTGTGGCGTATTGCAGTTTCCCCAACGAGAATATGATCTAGAAAATCTAGATGTTGCATAGTCATTTCGTAATGAATAACAGAAGTAGAGCTAAAATCGTACAAGTCATTTAATCGTAATTGATATCTAATGTCAAACATTCCTGTTGAGGACTTGTCTGTCATAGGGAATACCTTAACAATAGACATAACACTAGAAGGAACAGGAATATAGTTCTTCTGTTCTTTCCATACTGCTGTTGTTGTATTATCAATATCTGTTACAGTTGCAAGACTATTATCACTTCTTGCTCTATCAATATCAGCCTGAGTTACTTGGTATTTTAGATATACTCTTTCAACACCATCATAATGATACTGTGAAAAATACTGAAGTGCTTCGTCTATTCTATCTTCGACTTGATCTGGGTCAACATTAATTTCAATTACAGGCTTACCTAGACTCCTAAGACACCACTCCTTAAAATTTGTTCTTGTACTTGGTACTGCCATATTTCTTTATCCTTTTGTAGTATTTATACGTTTACCCAAGAGCAATGCCCATTGCTATAGCAAAACCTTGATCGGCACCAGCAGCAGTCTGTACTGAACCATCTCCAAACTCAATCCCATTTGTTCCCACAACAACTTTACCAGAACCATTTGGTGTAAGGTTAATATCTCTATTTGATGTTGATACAACACTATGTGTTACAACGTCTAAGTTTCCACCAAGTTGTGGAGAACTATCGTCTGATACATTCTGAATACCAGAACCAGCAAGTGAACTGACAGAAGCAAACGCAAGATTTCCAGAGCCGTCTGTTTTAAGAACTTGTCCAGAGTTACCGTCTGCGACAGGATGTGACAATCCATCAATAACAACTTTACCAGAACCGTTTGGTGTGATTGTAATATTTCTATTTGAGGTAGAAACAATTCCGTGTGTGACTACATCCAAGTCGCCTCCAAGTTGAGGAGTCGAATCGGCAGATAAGTCTGTAGACCCAATATCACTTGTAAGTGCGATTGTTCCAGTACCACTTGGAATAGTATGTGAGTTTAGTGTACCAGATAATGTAGTATTGCCAGCAACACTAAGGCCCACACCATTTATAAGTTGTAGTTCGTTTGATTTTTGTCTACTTACAATCGTGAAAGAACCGTTTCCTTTGATTGCAGTTTCAATAAGACCATCTTCTGTGCCTTGTGACGCATCAGAAATCTTACCAGTAACCTTTGCGTATATCTCATCACCACCACCATCATGTTTACCTTTGAACTGAAGTTGTCCAATATAATCACCATCGGCAGGAGAAGAACTATCTCTGTAAAGAACAAAGTCAGGCCCAGCAGAACTACCAGCATCTGAATCTGTTATAGTTATATTACCAGTAGTAGAGATGTTACCAGTACCAGTAATATTATTTGAGTTTAAGTCAAGAGCGCCTCCAAGTTGAGGCGAAGTATCTTCTACGACATTATTGATAGAGACTGCTTGCGCTCTTGCATCTGTATAATACAGATTACTAGAACCTTCAGTTAAACTATCAGTATTTGGTAATACGGAGTTTACTCTTGCATCTGCTCGTGCGTTAGTAAAGTAAAGGTTAGAACCCTCTGTCAAGTCACCAGTATCAAATGCAGTCAGATTATCTGTTTGTACAAACGCCGCCCAACCCATAAGTGAGTGTGCAGAACATTGATAATGAAGAACAGCAGGAGTCGAATGTGTTGCAGTAATCTCTGTGTATGCACCAGCATTACCAGCAGTTCCAGCAGTCGTTACACCAGTTGTGTATGCAGTAGACTTGTTTTCATCCAAATAGAATCTGAATGGATGGCCTGAGTTACTACTATCTGATTGATCAAAACGATAAGTGATGCCAGGAATAAGTTTTAGATATGGAGAAAATATTCCATTAATCTTATACTTACTACTAGAACCACTACCATGATGTATGTGATTAGATGTTGAAGATGCGACAGTTACATAAAATACTTTTGTGGAAGATTCATAATCAGTTGCATATTCGTTACCAACAGAAACAACATTGTTGCTTCCATCACGCATATACAATTTCTTGTCATATGTATTGACCGCAAATTCACCCTCTGCTAGATCCGATGTTGTTGGAATACTAGAGTGTGTGTGCGACCTTTTGAGTTTAATATCCACAGCCATTAGGCGTTCCCTACCTGACTATTTAGAATGTACCACCGTCAATACTAGTTGCAAAAGATAATGTATCGGAACTTGCCGTATAGGATAAGAACCCATCATTAGTACCACCACCATCAAGTGCAGACAAAGTATTAGCGGAGTTTGCTACTAGAACAGAACCCTTTGCGATAGAAGTTAAACCAGTACCACCATATGCAGTTCCAATAGTGGTAGCATTCCATGTACCAGTTGCAACTGTTCCTAGTGTAGTAATAGATGTTTGTCCAACATAAGAACTAGCAATCGTAATTGCATTTGAACTTACTGTGATTTTGTCTGCTGTTCCTACAACATCAATTGTATTACCAGTTTTTGTTAAACCGTTACCAGCAGAAATCTGGCCAGCACCTGAGAATTGTTCAAATGTAATTCCTGTAGTACCAAGTGTAATTGCACCGTTTGTACTTAGAACATAACCGTTGTCTGCGTTTGCAGAACCTTCTTCAGTAAATGTAAATGCACCAGCAGTCAATTCAGAAGCAGCGTCTGCATCTGGTGTTCTTGTTAGAACACATGCAGCAGAACCAGAACAAACAGTCGTTACTTTATAGAAACCATTCTGTGCAGCAGTTGATTGGTCTTTTACAAGAACTCTATCATTTACTACAAGAGTAACACCGTCTACTGAGATTGCACCATTAGAACCAGCAGTGATTGTTCCAGCACCGTTGTCATATGTTCCAGAAAGGTTTGCAGTTGTAGCAACTCTTACAGATGCCTTAACGTCAAGTCCGTTTGCAACACTGTCAACATACGATTTGTTTACAAGTGAGTCTGAACCAAATCCTGCTCTTGATGTATATCCAGAAGGAACTGTTACTGAACCTGTTCCGTTAGGAGCAAGTACCATGTCGCCGTTTGAGTTAGTTGTT